CTGGCAATCAAAGAGTAAAGTATGTTAATCAGTATAACTATTTCAACGGTTACACTGATGTTATTGAATTAGAATACGACCAATCATTCGGTTCTAAGAAAGCAACTGGCTGGAGAGCATGGCACGCCCGTGAAGTTGGTATCATTCAGATACAGTGGCGATATGACGGAAAAGATGTTGGTGGTGTTGTGCCAGGAACAGTTTCCGTTGTCAAAGGAAAGATTGTCAATAAGTATCCTGTGTTGACCTAAAACTGATCTTGTGATATAATACATTATGAAAAAAGTGAACGAAGGTATTCTACACACACTGGCAAAGATTGCTGAGGCAAACGATGATAGCAATATCCGTTTTGCCGCAGCGGTCGTGTATCGTAACAAGATTGTATCAATCGGATACAATCGCAGAAAATCCCATCCATTTCAAGCAAAGTTTTCCAAGAATCCTGAGGCTATCTTTTTACATGCGGAAGTTCATGCTATCAAGAATGCCTTGCGTGAATTGACAGTAGAAGAATTGAAAGATACAGAGTTATACATTACCAGAGTAAAGAAACCTAAAGCAGGCGACAATCATTTTGTTTGGGGTCTGGCTAAACCGTGTTGTGGTTGCGAAAGAGCAATCGCAGAGTTTGGTATCAAGCGTACCGTTTATACAACTGATGAAACTGGAAAGTATGAGGTATTATAATGAAAATGATCTTTAAGTATCCGCTGGGTCTCGACATCCATCACAATGCGGTGTATGAAATTGAAATGCCAAGAGCAGCAAAGATCCTTGACATTCAGTTGCAGGGTAACATTCCCGTTCTTTGGGCTATTGTCAATCCTAAGAAAGAAACTCGCAAGTATGAGTTTCATGTCTTTGGCACTGGCTTTGAGATGAAGGATTATGATAAGAAGCATTATGAATATGTTGGCACAGTCCAGCAGTCTGGTATGACAAGTACCTTAGTGTGGCATGTCTTTGAGGTTCATACATAAAGGATCATAAATACTCTTAGAACTATTTCTAGGAGAATATCTTGGCGGCTGTTAAGAAACCGGATGCAAAAACTGTCTATACAGAAGTCGGCTCTTTCTTAGATTCCATTTCTAAGAAGCATAACTTTCAAGTAGCACCTAGACATAAAACAGGGGAAGTTTCTAAAACTGTCTCCTCAGTCAGAGCATTTAGATTGCAGCTAATCAATGCCACCCGAGACACATCTGCGGCGTTTAACGCTGCATTTCTCGGAGAGATAAAACGTGTTAAGGGTGTTACTAAAGCCGTATATAATGCATTATCTCCCAATAGTAGTAAGTATCCTTCAGTATCATTCGTATATGAGGGAATGAAATTTGATGCCGTTATTGCTAAAGGTTCTAACGGCGGCGAGAAATTCGAAAAGAAAACAATCAATGACCTAGCATCTTATTTCAAAAGAAAAGGTGTTAATAAAACATACAAGGCACTCGTAGATAAATTGATTGCAGCCAATCCTTCATTTGGTGTCAATGAAATTGTTTCAGTAACACAAAGAACAGGTTCAACCAAAAAAGAAGGTGTGGCAACCGCTGACCTTGGTGCTATCATTGGTGATATTGTCATCAAAGATTCCAGAAATAACACCTGGTATGTTTCACTTAAAGATGTCAATGGTGATACATTTAGTTCCTATTCAGGTGCAGCATCTTTGTTCGATGCCACCGGCACAATACAGCCTGACTCTGCAGGCGCAGCTTTTCTTAAAGCGTTTGGTACTGATCTAAATAAAGTTCAACAAGGCTTTGATGAAAGAAATAACGTAAAGAGAAAACGAACAGCTATACCAACTACTCCTGCCAGTGCTAAAAATATGAAACAAATCTTTGAACGTGCCTGGGGTATGAACTACTTTTATGTTAGAAAATCTGGAGCCACTGATTGGAAAGTTTTTTGGATGGGTCGTGCAAAGTTAGATAAACTAATTGACAATATGACCGTAACCAATATCAGATATCCAAATCCAGGCTCTAAGCAGATTACTATTCAGTGTTCAACTCCATATGCAGACTATAACATAGAGTTGAGAAATAGTAAGCGAGGAGAGTATCCTAATGATACTAAATTTAAAATTGTTCGTTTCAAAGGTAACTTTCCATGATTAGATTATCAGACTTTCTCACCGAAGCAGCCGCAGAAAAAGATCGGCATCTCACTCACATTGAAGATGCTGTATTAGAAGGCGGTGTCGTTGGCACACGTAACGCTATTCAGTTTCTTATCTCACTCAGAGATATGTTTGCTGATGATGGACAGACGTTATCAGAGGCACGTGGATCTCTTATTCTAAGAACTAAGTTTGATGGAGCTCCAGCTTTGTATGCTGGTATCAATCCAGAGAACGGTCGTTTCTTCGTTGGCTCTAAATCTATCTTTGCTAAGAATGCCAAACTGAATTACACTGAAGCAGACATTAGAGCAAATCACTCTGGTGGTCTAGCAGCTAAACTTTCACTTGCTTTGAAATATCTACCTGAATTGGGGATTACTGGTATCATCCATGGCGATTTTATGTATTCGAGAGATGAGCTAAAATCGGAAACTATAGATGGTAAAAAGTATATTACGTTTCGGCCGAACACGATCACGTATGCTGTTCCGCAAGGTACGACGCTATCTAAGCAGGTACTTTCTTCTCGAATGGGAATTGTTTTTCACACTTCTTATAGTGGTCCCACTATGTCTTCTCTCCAAACTAATTTCGACGTTGACATCGGGCGGCTAAGACCATCAAAGAATGTATGGTATCGTAGCAATAGATTTATGGATGTGACTGGTAGAGCTACACTTACTAAGTCAGAGAATGCTAGACTAACGAGCATACTCTCACAATGCGGCACAGTCTTTAGAACTATTCCAGCTTCATTGTTAAATCAGATTGCTACTAGCGACACATACAAGATCCACATCATGACTTTCTATAATCAGAAGGTTCGTGCTGGTGAGCATATGGGAGCAAATCATACTGCCCAACTAATTAAGTGGGTCGGAGATAAATATCAAAAGAATATTGATGATGCCAAGATGCCTGCTACAAAAGCAAAGCGTAAGGCTGAGAGAGATATGGTTCTTAGATGGTATCGCCAGAATGCTGCCGATCTAAAGAAGATATTTCAGCTACAGAATTTGTTGATTGACGCTAAGATGTTATTGATTGCCAAGTTCAATCAGGTCAACGATCTTGGCACATTCTTACACACCGCCGATGGTGGCTATAAAGTAACAACCCCAGAAGGATATGTTGCTGCCTGGTCAACCGGCGGAGATGCTGTCAAGCTAGTAGATCGTCTGGAGTTTAGTAGAGCAAACTTCCTAGCCGTCAAGAATTGGGGCAAGTAATGAAAAAGATCAAGGAACACTGTGGATGCGATAAGGGGCATCCAGAGACTAAGCCTGTACCTGTCATCAAGACTATCAAAAAGATCGTCAAGCAGGCTCAAGATAAGAAAAAGACTAAATAAACAATAAACCCGCAGAGGGAGAAGAATGAAAAAAGTTGTATTCGCATTTGGACGCTATAATCCACCTACTGTAGGTCACGCAGAACTAATCACATATACTGTTAGACTAGCTCAAAAGAACGGTGCAGAGCATCGTATCTATACTTCCCAATCTCACGATCCATCTAAGAATCCACTAGCGCCGAAACAGAAGATGGCGTTTCTTCGTCAGATATTCCCTGGCGTCAATTTCGTTGATGATCCAGCAATGAAGACTGCCTTTGCTATATGTCGCAAGCTGGCCGATGAAGGTTACGAAGATGTAACATTTGTGGTAGGTGATGATAGAGTATCAGAGTTTAGAGCATCATTCAGCAAGTATATCAAGCCAAAGACTGCTAAAGATTTCAATCCCAAGATCCATTATCCATTTAAGAAATTCCAGGTAGTATCGTCTGGTTCAAGAAAGCAAGGCATCTCTGGCACAGCCTTGAGAGCCGCAGTTCGCAAGGGTGACTTTGCTACATTCGCTAAAGCATCAGCCGCTAGAGATAAGACATTAGCCAAAAAGATATTTACTGCCACCAAACAAAATCTAGCTGAAGAGTATGTTGAAGAGGCTTCACAAAGAGAGATAACAAAACTCTTGTCAACAAGAGGATGGAAGCTCCATCGTCGAGGCACAAATCACGATATCTATTCACATGAAAAAGGTAGCAGACATATTACTGTACCAAGACATGGTGGCGAACTTGATAGAAGATTGTCAAAAGAAATAGACAAGCAGACTGTCAGATATATTCGTGAAGAGATGAGCCGCAAGGACTTTAGTAATCACCTCAATTCATTCCTTGATTTTTGCTGTGACAAACTAAGCATTAAAGATAAGCCAACATTAAAGTTCAAAGAACCTGCAGATCAGGGTGAGCAACCATCATTTGCTGCTTATGCTCCTGGTGCCCGTGAGGTTTATGTCATGAGCAAGAATAGACATCCAATGGATATCTTTAGATCAGTTGCTCATGAATTAGTTCATCATAAGCAGAATGAAGAAGGACGCATTGGCAAAGACATTGCCAAAGAGGGTGCTACTGGTTCTGACATTGAGAACGAAGCTAATAGTCGTGCCGGCGAACTAATGCGCTGGTATGGCAAAGCTAATCCATCAGCCTTCAGTATGAGTTATGTCACGGAAAATAAAGCTATAGTCTTAGCTGGTGTTCCTGGTAGCGGAAAAGATAAGATACTCAAAGAGACCATTCTACCGTTTGGCTTCACAGAGATATCCTCAGAGACATATACAACGCCGTCAGACCGGTTGGTTGTTGTCAACGGTACATCCAACTATGAGCGTATTCGTTTCATCAAAGAAGACCTTGAAAAAGCTGGTTATGAGACAATCATGGTATTCGTCAATACCAGCAACGATGTTTCAAGACAACGCAATGAAGCTAGGGCTGAAAAAGGCGGAAGAGTAATCAACGAGGCTGTCCGCTATACAAAGTGGAAGAATGCTCAGGATACACTAGACCGCTATGATGATCTATTTGAGAGAGTGTTCGTTGTCCAGAATGATCTAGATTTAAATCAGTCACAAGAGGTTATTCAAGAGACACATCATAAGCTAATTGAAATGGTATCAGAGGATATTCGTCAGTTTGCTCTAGCACCTGTAGATAAGCAGTTTGAGAATATGTTAGAGGGCTATACTGATTTCTCAGTCAATAACAGAAAGAATCCAACTGGTGGTGCTGGTAATTGGGGCACATCTAAACTAGCAGACAAGTATAAGTCAGATACACCAGGTCAGATTCCTGGTAAGAATTTAGAGATGGGTTACTTTCAGTATGCCAAGACAAAAGCGCCTCAGGTCAAAGTGTTTGGCAATCTACCAAAGCAGGCTGATAGAGTTGGACAGACATTCACTTCAGCTAAGAACCCATCATTCGTCGGTGATATCACAAGCGACCAGAATGCTTTCTCAATCGGTGAGCCATTGACAAACTGGTCTGCTATTGATCGTTGGTCAATGAGAGAAGAGACAAGAAACAAGTTCAAAGCAAGATACGGAAAACTAGCGGAACAGAAGATCAGAGAGACCGCAGCAAAGTTACGCAATGAAGCTAATTATGATATCTCATCATCATCTGGCTTTATTGGTGCTACGCCTAACGCCGGCAATGCTGGTGACGATGGCACAAGACCTGATATCAACGCAGAGTTTGAGAAAATGGCTATAATGAAGCCTAGAAGAAAACTAAATAAGAAGAAATGATTTTAGAAATCAATCAAAAAGGAACCAACAATGTTTAATAACAGATTTAATAGTTCAAAGAACGATCCTCTTGTAGAGGCCGTAAAACAAGCTCAGGCTGAGGGCGATCTTCGTCGTCAGGCTATTGCTGCCGTCAATGAACAATTTGGCGTTTTTTCACGTAACGCAGTTGTTCGTGAGGATCTAGCTGCTTATGACGCTGCTATCGAAGAAGCCTATAAGTGCATGAAAGAAGGCAACAAAGATAATAAAGAAAAGAAGAAAGAGCATGAAGAAAAAGTTGGTATGGAGCACATCAAAAAGATGGGTGGATTTCCAGGTCAGTCACTAAAAAGAACCGCTCGTTCTCTAACAAAAGAAGAAAAGAAACTTGCCGATAAAGATTATGACAAGGACGGCAAGATCGAGTCTCCAAAAGACGAAGTATGGGGTTCACGTTTCCGTGCTGCTAAGGCTGCTGGCAAGATGGAAGAAGGCTCAGCCGTATCTGGTGAAGATCCAGGTATGGAAGTTGCTAAACAAGCTGGTGCTCGTCAACAGTCACAGACACCATCATCAACACCTGCAAGAACAGGTAATGCTGCTGGTTCAACAATATCAAACGCCCGTAGTGCTGCTGGTATGAATGAAGAAGAACAGATTGATGAAATCTCAAAAGAACTAGCAGGAAAGTATATCAAGCACGCCGATTATAAGCGTTCCGA